CTATTCAATTACTTCACTCTCATACTCAACATCCGAGACCTTCACCTCAAGCTCTAAGCCCGTCGTGTAGCCATTCCCGTTAAGGTTATGCACCACCCGGTTGATTATCCACGCCTGCTCGTCGATGACACGCTTAAAGCCTTTCACCGCTACCGGCGTTTCAGGAAATAAATCTGCCCGGCCAGTGGCTAGCGTAATCGAAAACTCCGCCACCCCGCGCTGTATCTTGTCCCACTTGGCCTGAGCGGCGCGCATGGCCTGCGCCTTAGTCGCAAAGATGGTCGTGAGCTCCAGCACGTTGTCAGACTCACCGGCCATATACTCGCCCTCGCGCGCTTCCTGCTCCTTTTTCGCCTGGCTCTTTGCCGGTGCTTTGACGGCTTTAGGATGCTGCAGCGCGCGCAGATGTTTCTCTTGCGGCTTGCGTTTGAGCTTCACCTTTTGCTTTTGCGGTTTCGGGTCTCTGGTGTGCAGCCATTTCGCTGTGACGCCGGTGTACGCCTCGCGATCGGCAATGGCGAACTGATGCCGGTCGCCGTCGCCACGCTCGACGGTCATTTGCGGGATAGGCTTGCCGCTGGCCGTCACCGCGCTACCGGCTTTCAGGAATAATAATTTTCCGTATTTCACTGAGACAGATGCGCCGTTACGATCCGCCAGCCGGGCGAGAAATGCCGCGTCGGATTCCTGCGACTGGTCGATATGTGGCACAGAAATCACTTTCAGGGTGTCAGCCACGCTGGCCGTGAGATTGTTGCGCTGCGCAATGGTCTCCACAATCACCCCGAGCGTGGTGTCATGCCATGACTGCTCCCGGCGAGAGTTGAGCGTCCCGCGAAAATCTGCACTGCGCCCCCGGATAGTCAGCGTATCGGGCGCGCCCCGGTGCTCGATTTCATCGACCGTAAAGCTCCCCTTGTTCAGCAGCGCGGAGCCCTGCCAGCCCAGCCACAGCGTCAGTGATGCACCGCGCGGCGGCAGCTCGACCAGCCCGTCGGCATCATCGAGCTCGATATCGAGCTGGTCAGCCTCGAATCCGCGATTGTCGGTCATGGTCAGGCCGATGAGCCGGTCGCTGAAATTCTGCGTGATATCCGTGCCATCAAGCGTGAGCATATACGCTGGCGCGATGCGCGCCCCGGCCTGCACGTTCATTCCCGTTATCATCCTGCCAGCCCTCCGAGCCAGTTACCGGCTGACGTGACCAGACTGTCAGCCTGCGTTTTCAGGTCGCCGTAGATGGCCGCGAGCGAATCATCGACGCGTTTCAGTGACAGGCTAAAATCGATTTTACGCGCCTGGCCATCACTGAAAAGCTCGGTGTGGGTGTGAGTCACTTTCTCGATGACATACATCCCGAGGATCATGCCCGTCCCATCAATCAGCGGCCATGCCCTGCCCTCATCGGCCATCAGTTCGACCGCTGTCAGCGACAGGCGACCGCCGGTGATTTCAGGGTAAAGCGTGCCTGACAGGGTGCGGGTGGTCTCCCCCTCCCCGAGAAACTGATAAGCCGGTGACTTGCCGATGCGGTCGTTTGACGCCCAGCGATAATCTTTTGAGTACTGCATCGACTGATATGGCAGGGTGTGCCGTTCAAACACAAAAAAGCCCAGCACCATTAGCATATTTTCCCCTCCCTTAATCGTGTCTCATGCTGGAGCGCTGGCGCGCACGTTTCTCACGGTCGACTTTCTCGACGGCGTCGCGCAGCTGACGGTCGAAGTCGCTGCCCGGCGCAGCGCCACCCTGCAGGGTGATGTTGTATTCGCTTTGACTCTGGTCGATGTAAGACCGGCCAGCGGGCGCTGTCACCGGCTGATAAGCCTGATACCCGCCATACCCTGCGGTCGCCGGGATATACCCGCCACCCGGCGCGGCTTTATCCGCTTTCGCGGCGGTCTGGTCGAGGTCACTGGATTCCTTTTTGATGACGCCGAGCTTTTCCAGCAGCCAGCCGACCTTGCCGCTCAGACTGTTGAAGATATTCAGCGGAGCCATCAGCGCATCGGCCAGCCCCTGACCAAAGGCCACCCCGACTTTTTTGCAGCGCTCGAAAATATTTTGCAGGGATTTCACCGGCGCAAACAGGTCAGTAAACCATTTCCAGACAGCACCGAGCTTTTCCGCGATGGCGTCAAACACCGGCGACAGGGATGCAAAGGCCGTTTTAATCCCCGCAACGACGTCCGAGAATAAGGCGCTAATCGGCTCCCAGAATTTATAGATGAGCAGCGCAGCGCCCACGACAGTAGCGACCACGGCCACTACCGGAAGACTGATTGCCCCAATTGCCGTGACAATGGCCGTCCCGGCAGTGGTGAAAATCACACTCAGCAGACCAGCAGCGGCGATAATCCCGTTAATCCCGGCGATGACCGGCCATGCAATCAGGCCAATCCCGCCCAGCACGCCGACCAGCGCCAGCGCACCGGCAGTCACACTGAAAATGGTTTGCGTGAGCTCAGGATTCGCTTTCGCCCAGGCGGCGACCTTACTTAGCATATCGGTCGCGGAAACCGTCAGGCGACGCAGCGCGGAGTTCTCTTTATCGAACACCTCAATCTGCAAATCTTCATAAGCCGACTGCAGGTTTTTCAAATCCCCGTCGAGATTGTCGGTCTGGATTTTGGCTATCCGCTCCGTGGTTCCCTTCGAATCCCCGATTTGCTGGCGCTTGCTGGCAAGTGAGCCGTCACCAGCAGCGGCGACAAGTTTAATCGCCCCCTTCATCGCCTCCTCACCAAAGATGACTTTCAGGTATTCGCCCTGCTCCGCCGTCCCGAGCTTGTTTTTCGCAAAGGACTTATGAATATCCTTGAGGATTTTCTCGACCGGCAGCATGTTCCCTTTGCCGTCGCGGGTTTTCACGCCCAACTCTGAGATAGCATCGACCGCTTTACCCATCGGTGCCTGCAGGCGGTTGAAAATGGCGCTTGCACCAGTCCCGGCCATCGAGCCTTTAATCCCGTTATCCGCAAGAATGCCGAGCATCGATGTAGTATCTTCAATACTCGCCCCTGCAGCTTCCGCAATCGGCGCGACGTACTTCATCGCCTCGCCCAGCTCGACAAGGCCGGTATTGGATGACGTAAAGCCTTTGGTCATCACATCAGCGACGCGCTCAATCTCAGTGGTCGGCAGGTTAAATGCCGATTGCATGTTAGTGATGATATCGGCGGCTTCTGCGATATCCACGTCAGCCGCGAGGCTCAGGTTTACGGTCGAGCCGGTTGCGGCCAGCACGTCATCAGCGTTATAGCCCGAGCGTGCGAGCGTGGTCTGCGTGCGCGCCACGTCACCCGGTGAAAAGGCCGTTGTCGCACCGATATCGCGCGCCTGTTGTCGGATGGCCGCGAGCTTGTCATCCCCCTTATCGAGCCCGAGGATCGCCTGCGTGCCTGACATCTGTTTATCAAAGCCGATGCCCGGTGCAATGAAGCGTGACGCCCCATAAAGCCCGGCGGTTGCCACCCCGACGCCCACCATCCCGGCATTACGCGCACCGGCGGCGAGCTGTTGCCCGGATGCATAGCGACTTTTAACGGCGCTGAGTCTGGCCTGTTGCTGACTGACCCGCGCCAGCGCATCACGCTGACGGTTAAGCTGTGCGGTTGTCTCGCTGATACTGCCTTTCAGACGTCGCTCATCCGCCGACAGCGTGCGGGTGTTTATCCCGGCCTGTGCGAGCTCGGTGCGCTGGCGCTGTACCGACTGCCTGAGCCCGTTATATTTGAGCTGCAGGTCAGCGGCGGTTTTCTTTGCCGCCTCCATCGCGCGCGCCTGCGCCGTTGTGGGGTTTTGCGTGTTTTTAAACTGGACGGCCAGCGCGGCGGCCTCCTGTTTCGCCTTATTGAGTGACTGGCCGGTCACGCCGAGCTGCGCGCTGGCTTTCCTGAATCCGTCAATGCGGGATGCCTGCGCGTTAAGCTCGCGCAGGCTTTTTTGTGAATCGCGGATATCGCCAGACAGGGATTTGCTGGCGTTCTGGATAGCCTTAAGCGGTCGGCTTGCCCGGTCGACTGCGTTCAGCAGCACCTCAAGTCTGACATTATTGCTCATAATGGTTTCCGCTACGTTGCAGCGCTTTCTCGCGCCACGTGAAGAGCTCGGTCACGCTCAGGGAATTCAGCTCTGATGGCGGCCAGTGAAAAACCACCGCGATATCCGCCATCAGGTCATCGACCGACAGGTTTTCGGGAAAGGTTAACGATCCGAAGCAGGTGATAAAAAACCGACCACCTTACCGGCTAGCGAGATCAGGTCGGACACATCAAGACGGGCGACCTCATGCTCAGTCAGCGCGGGATACGTCATGCGCGGCAGCACCTTAATCAGGGCGTCAACGTCAGAGTTTGCCAGTGCCGCCAGCGACACGCCGCGCAGGGTTCCCGCGTTCGGTTTGGTCAGGGTGATTTGCTCGATTTTCTGCTCGCCACGCATCAGCGGGGTATCGAGGGTAACAACGTTCGGGTTTTCGGTTTCGTTGGTATTTTTCATGTTTTTCTCTCAGCAAAGTTTAATGACCGGCCAGCATTGCTGACCGGATCAGGGGTTACAGGCCAATCGCCTTACGGTGCTCCGCCAGACGGTCGACGCCGTCGACTTTCAGCACCATGTTAATGACGTCAATCTCGATGACTTCCCGGCCATCGATCGTGAGCTGGTAATAAGCGCACTCGGTCGACATTTTGGTCGTCCCGCTTTCACCCTGTTTGTTCTCGCCGCCGTCGTACTCTTTGTGACGGCCACGCATCACCACCTCAACGGCAGAAATTGCGCCGGTATCGTCGCGCTGGTAAGAGCCAGTGAAACGCAGCGGTACGCTGTCAGCACCCGGTGAGGCGTACTGCGCCCAGAGCTCGACATCAGGCAGGCCGCCGAGCGTCCATTCCAGCGACAGCGCATCGTCATCAAGGCCGAGGTCAATCGACACCGAGCCCGGCATCCCGCCGCCGCGATACTTCTCCAGCTTGCGGGTCAGCTTCGGCAGGGTGACGGATTCCACGACGCCCATGTAGCTCAGGCCATCGTTGAACATGTTCAGATATTTAAGCTTGCGCGGTAATGCCATGCTTGCAGCTCCTTAGCTGTTGACCGAGTCCGACAGGTTCGCCAGATAGGTATCAGTGATGCGCTGGCGCAGGGTCAGGTTTTCCAGCGGCGGGACGGGGGTATAGTCGTAATCGATATACAGTTTCCCTACTTTCAGGGTCGCGGTGTCGTTCGACTCCGGGTCGTACCAGCAGGAGCCATCGACGATATAGCCGTTGTTTTTCAGCTCGCGGAATTTGGCATTGATACCGGCCACGATGTCGCGAATAAGCGTCGGGGTAATGGGTTTATCCATCGCCCACGCGTGCGCCTCTGCCATCGTGTCGGCCAGCACCTGCGCGGTGCGGGTGTAGTTCTCAAACAGGAAAAGCGGGTCATCCGAGCAGGTGCGGTTGCCCCAGAACTTAAAGCCGTCGTTGCGAATAAGCGTGGTGACACCGGCCTGATTAAGCAGGTTGGCGTCGGTCGCTGGCTCCTGCAAATCCCACGACACCGAGGCGCTGACGCCGGTGACGCCATTCACGCCGACATTCGACAGGGTTTTGTGCCAGCCGGTCGTCTGGTCGATTTTGGCACGCAGACCCAGCGCGCGCGCCGTCGCCCAGGCGGTGTCCGTCGCGTTCGCCGTGGTGTCCCAAGCCAGAAAATCAGGGAAGATGACCATCAGCTCGCGCTGGCTGAAATTCTTGCGGTAGTCGATGGCTTCGGAAATGGTTTTACAGTTCCACGCACTGATATAGCCAAAGGCACGCAGGCTCTGACAGGTTGACGCGAGCGCGGTCGCCACTTCCTGCGAGTCCAGACCCGGCACGCCGAGAATGCGCGGCTTAACGCCGGTGACGGTCTGCGCCGTCAAGAGCGCTTTCAGCCCGATATATTTCCCGTTTTCGTCCGTGGTGCCGATGATGTTGGAAATGGTTTGTTTCTGCGCCGCTTCAGGGACTTCGGGGTCGTCGACACCTTCGGCCACGCGCACGACGACAATGACCGGTTTGCACTGGTCGGCGATGGCCTGCAGGGATTGTGAAAGCGTGCCCTGTTTACCGGCTTTACCGATAGCGCTTTGCACGCTGGTAATGAGCACCGGCTCATTCAGGGGAAAGGTGGTCTCGTCAGCATCGCTGGCCGTGCAAACCATGCCGATGATGGCCGTTGATACGGTGGAAATGGTGCGCACGCCGTCGTTAATCTCGATGACCTGCACGCCGTGATGATAGTCGCTCATCCGTTAAACTCCGTGGTGTAAGGGTGCAACTATTTTCTGTTGTGTACACGACTGGCGCGATGAAATGGCGTTGGAGGAGGGATAACACAACAAACAAAAAGCCCTCCGGGTGGAGGGCTCTGGTCATTCTGGTTTAACCGGCCAGTCAATATCTGGCGCGCTGGCGGGTTCTACCCGACCCAACAGGACGCGGTATGTTTTCATCGCTGTCAGGAGCGCTAATTCTTCCTCTGTCGCAATCCCCAGCTCCGCCGCATCCTGCAGCGGCGAGATAATCTGCGAGACCTCCGACAAAAGGCTTTGCTTCTTTGCCTCTGCACGTGCCACATGATCCACCGGCGCGGGGATGATTTTTTTGCCGTCATACATCCATTCGCCATCGATATTGAAACCTGCAGGCACGGATTTTTTCGTGACTTCCGCCACCGCCATATTGACCGGCCACAGCGCAGAAACATCGCAATCCGCCGTGCGGATAATCCCGTCATCGGTAAAAGCAATTTTTAACTTAGTGGCTGAAAACAGGGACTGACTGGCGTACCAGTCTTTTCCGTCCTCATCCTGCAGATAAAGAATATTGTCAGCTTCTCTGACGACAGGCTCGTAAGCCGTCAGTGTTTTAAGTTCCATATTTACCCCGAAATGGTTCGCCATGCACCGTTGATATTTATTTGCATCGGTTTGTACTGAATAGTGTCATCAACCGGTGCATCACCTTCGACATACCAGCCCGTAAAGGCACAGCCAGCGGGAACATAGTTCCAGCCATTGCGCTTTAAAATGATGGTCCCGGGGCTCCCCTGACGAACATCGATTACCGTTGCTGTTTTTAGCGGATAGCGCCCGTCGCTTTCGGCTTTGGTATAGGCTCCGGTTTTAGCCATATAACCCGCATCAGATTGCGCTTTCGTGTAATAACGAGAATCAAAGTTACCGTAATCTGACGGAACAAATCTCCCTCTACCAGTGATTCCACCATTCACGGCAAGACCATGCCCCATAGTGACTGCGCCGGTAGCGATATCGACGTAAAATGGACGTAGGTTGTTATAGTCTCCGAACTGATCACCGGAGTTTGTCATCATCAGATAAAGTCTGTTGCCATCGTTTCGCCAGAATGTGCCGTAACTCCCGTAAGCTATTCGGAAACTATTAGCGCTTGAGCTTTGCATTTCACCCGT